CACTGGACGGGGCGTTGATGGCAATGAGGTTGACGTTGACCGTACTCGTGGAAAGGTGTACGGTAATGGTGTCCGTGCCAGCCACCAGAATGGCAGAGTTCTGGCACTGGAAGACGTACGTCGTATCCAGGTTGGTGGCGTTCGACCCGATCAGCGTATAGGTGTTGCCCTTGCTGTCGGTGATGCTGCTAACGGTAGTCGCCGCGAGCGTGGTGGTAGCAGCCACCACCATGTTCCCGCCCTGGCTGCTCACCGTGACGTTGTAGGCATAGGACGACGCGCCCGAGGCGCTGTTGCCTGTGGCCACTACGAATGGCGTGATATTGGTCGGCGGATTGTTCAGGTTGTTGCTGACCGGTGTCTGGTACGTGAATCCCTGGTAGGTGACGTACTCGCCTGCGTCATAGCTGACCAGGCTAGACCAGGGCGTATAGACGGGGTCAAGGAAGTCAGCCTGGTCGTCTTCCAGCATCAGGTTGTGGCCGACCCGGATGTCAGCCCCCCAGCTAGTGAGCTGGGTAATCATTGCCTCGATGCCCTGCACGGTGCCGCGCTGCTTGATGAGCGCGGCGCTGTTGCTCATGGCATTGCGGGTGATGCCTGCGGTGATCTCACCGTAGAAGGGGAAGCCAATGGTGGCAGCCAGGTTCGCCAGGTTGTTGATAGGTATGATCTGCGGGTTGTTAACCTGGGCAATCAGGTTGAGCTGCGTCTGCAGGTAGTCCTCTCCCCACCCGAAGATGGCAATGAACTTGTCGAGCAGGGCGTTGCCGAATGCATCCGACGAGGTGATCTCATTGGACGGGTCAATGTCGGTGTAGAACTCAGGGATGCGAGACAGCAGCCAGTCGGTGTTGCCTGCATTGTTAATGGCTAGCACAGCATAGAAGCCCGCGCGGTACCAGGTCTGCACGCCACCCGAAAGCTGGATGAGCATGTAGATGGCGTAGTAGTGCATCTGCCCGGCGATGATCTCACTGTCAAAGAACGTCGTCTGGCTAGGGAACCCCCCGTCCTCGGAGTCCATGATGATAGTGCCGTCGTTCTCATCGACGGGGAAGCCGTACCTACTGCGCAGCAGCCTGAAGTCAATGACGCTGTTGGCATTAATGGGCTGCTGCCACGTGAGCATGATGGTCTCGTAGTCCACGGCCTGGCCCACGAATGGCAGGATGGAATAGCCAGCAGGGATCTGCAGGCCCGCAGGCGGTGGCGTCTGGGCAGGCCACTGGACGGGAACAGGGTACCCGGGAGGCGGTGGGAATAGGTTGATCCACTGGCCACCATAGTAGATGGTTCCGTAGTTGTTCTCTCCGTAGATGGAGGGAACAAAGACACGAGTTACTCCGGCAGTCATGGGCTACCCTGACGTAAAGGAAGTGTTAACAGTCCTGTGACACATGGCCTTGAAGTTCATGCCCGTGATGTTGATGCCAGGGCAGAACGTCGAGTTGGCCGACAGCACCTGCAGCCTGTCGCCCTTATGCAGTAGCCCTTCCCACTTGATCTTGGTCCAGCCCTGCGACCCGTAGATGTTGGTGGCATAGTGGAACGCCTGGTTGGCATAGGCAGCCGTCCAGTCCCACTGGTCGGAGTCAATCCAGGTGCCATTCAAGTAGAGGAACAGGACGTTACCTCCACGGAACTCGTTTGGCCCCTGGTTCCACTTCTGGTCGGCGTGAACAGACCAGTACCCGTTGCACGGAATGGTGATGTCCTGCCCGTTGTACATCTTGTACGGGTCCGTGGTCGCACGGTAAGAGTTGAACAACTGCTGGCCCTGGTTGATGAAGAAGTTGTTGCCGGTCAGCACAGCGTATGGTAGCTCGGCACCATTCATCGCGGCCGACACCCGGGCGCTCATCGTCGGGTAGGTGACGTTGCTTCCCGTAGGCGGGGACGTCTCGATGTGCGGGATGGTCCCGATGATCGTCTCAATGCCCTGGATCTCAGTGGCAAGAGTATTAGGGTCGTTGGCGAAGACGATGTTGACCTGGTCGATGCGCGGCTGCCATCCGAAGATGGAGTTTGGGTAGACAGCACCCATTAGAGACCTCCCTGGGCCGTGATGACGTAGTTCCCGGCAATGGGAATCTCGGAGGCGCGGAACTGAATGGCAGTGACCCCGGTCTGGATAATGTCCTCGCGGGTGAACACGGGAACGACGACGTACTGCACCCCGGCCACGGCCATGATGGTCTGGTAGATGGACGACACCTGCAGCAGCATGCCGAAGGAGGTATTGGGAGGGGTCAGCAGGTTGTTCAGCGCCTGCACCACGGCGTTGACGGTGGCCTGCTGGCTGAACGTAGGCAGCACCTGGAGGATGAACGGCGTGGCATTTGAGCCCACGTCCACGGCTATGAGGTTAGGCGTGGGCAGCGACAGGGACACGCCCGCCAGTGTCTTGCCTACGAAGAACTCCAGGATCTGAGCCTGGAGCTGCGCCGTTGGCACGGTGATGTTCGGCCCGAGCACGTAGAGGCTGACTGACGTCGAGTGATTGGCCACGGCAGCAGCCACCACAACACCTGGAATGGACAGCGCCAGGTTGGAGTAGTCCTGAAGGCTGACAGCACGGTCCTGAGTTGCGAACTGAATGGGTGCGTTGGCACGGATGGAGTCGTTCGACTCGGCATCGGACCCGCCCCCCAGCTCTGACGTGATGGGAACGTTGACGCTGTTGAATGCGATGGAGACACCGGTAATGGTGTCCACCATGATGTTGATGGACCCGGCTGGCTGGTTGCCCGCTGCCCCGACGATGGTAGTGAAGCTGGCGAAGATAGTCAGGCCGAGCCCGGGCACCAGCCCGTTGGTACCGTCACCGAAGATGATGTTAGTAGCACCATTGGCATCTACGAACAGCGTGAACACCGTATCGCTGTCGCCGCTGTCGATGAAGCTGGAGACCTGCGACCACTGGGTGCTGCCACCCGGGGCGGTGGACTGAATGAAAATGGTCGTGCTGTTGTCCAGGATGCCGAGCTGAGGGAGCTGGAACTCCTGCCCTGGCAGCCCTGAGCTGGTCCCTATGGCCACGCCGAAGAACTGGGTGCCCTGAGATACGTTCGCCGTTACCTGGCCGCCGTTGGCAGGGCAGGTGACCTGCGCGAGGGTGTAGTAGATGATGGGCTGGTCGAGCGCGGTGTTGAAGTTGGACTGAACCCTCGTGCCCTCGGGAATGACAACAGCAGAGCCGGGATTGTCCGTCTGGAATGTAACGGTGCCCGTGGCAGGCGTGCCATTGCTCGGGACGTAACCTAAGAGCTGCGCGATGTTCAGCAGGGACTGGCGCTGCGTCGCGGTAGGCAGGTATGCCTCCTGCGCAATGCGGTCGGTGTAATAGCTGTTGATGTCACCGACGTAGGCGAACAGCTCCAGCAGGACGACGCCGAAGTCGCCCTCACTGTTGAAGTTCCAGTCCGGGAAGACCTGGCTGGCGAACAGGATAAGGCTGTTCATCATCCCCGTGTAGTCACGTGACGTATAGTCAATCGACGTGGGGATCTGGATAGCGGGGGACGTCTGTGGAACAGGCTGCACGTTTACCATTGCTTCGCCTTCCCCAGGTTATACCTCAATTGACGACCCTGCCACCAATAAGGATGGTGGCCGTCTGCACGCCCGACGCATTCCCAGTCTGAATGTTCTTGATACTCCAGTCCAGATCAATTGTACCGCTACCAGCGGGGTCACCTACGGTGTCGGATACATTGACTGCCTCAACGGTGATGTTCGGCTCGTATGTAGCCATTGCCGAGGTGATCTGCTGGGCAATCTGTGCCGTGGCAATCTGGTCGTCCGGCATGAATACGGCACCCTTCACGGGCACGCCGTAGGTGGGCACCATCACCCGCTCGCCGGGGCTGGTGCATAGAATGGCCTCAATGTGCTGCGCGGCCTGCCTGTTAGGGTCAGTGGTAACAGCTATGCCTCCGTCCGGGGCTAGCTGGAACGGCAGGACCATCTCGGTGCTCACTGGCCACCCCACAGAGAGCTGAGCCCACTGTTGAAGTTGAACAGGATGGCACCCGTGCCACCTGTCCCGCCCTGCTGAATGGTGCCCATGTAGACGCCGTTGATGTTGGCGAGGTAGGCGACCTTGGTTTGCATTGTCGCCGCGTCAGCGGCACTCAGCCCGAACAGCGTCTCGACATCGGTTAATGCCAGCCCGCTGAACCATAGCGTGAAGTTGCCGATGTCAGTCAGGAGGTCGCGTAACTGGGTTGCGAAGCTACCAACCTGTGCATTGAGCTGGCCGGGGGAGGTCGCATTGCCGAGTGTCATTGTCTTTCCTTACTTGGTGTAGTTAATCTGAAGGGTAACCTGATTGGGTCCGCCAGTGAAGTAACCGTAATTCTCTACGTCAGTAGTGGAGTCGTCACCGAACAGCAGGCCAGTAGCACCGCCCGACTGGAAAGCAGTACCGATGCCTGCACCCGTTACGTCGAACGTCTGCGCCTGTCCTTCAGTGAAGAACTTGGTGGCCCTGTTGGGTGTGTTGCCGGTAGCGAACGTCCCGATAGGAGTACCCGTAGGCATAGTCCGAGTAGTAGTGCCGATGATTAGTGTCATTCCCGAGTTATACCAGGAGTGCTGGTTAGTCATGGCAATCTTGACCGTGTTAATGGTAGCACCACTAAGGTCAGAGGCGATTGGACTGCCACTGAAGTTGGCATAGCTGAACTGCGAGCCATTGACCTGCCCGCCACCGTACTGGCCGTGGTACATCAGCCCGTTAGTGTTACGTCGCG